TCTTTTACCCCCCATTTGTTACCAAAAAAAGTATATAAGTCCGACGAACTTTTTCAAAACCCCCCATTTTCCGCACATAATTCAAAAAAAAGTGGTAACAAAATCCACCCATTTTACACCTCATATTTCTCAAAATAATCGTGATTTGGGCCCCAAAAACTAGCATTTATATCGTTTGCATACAACATAAACAGCCTTTCGAAGGTCAAATTGAACACTTCTAGTACCTCAATACCCACAATATCGTACCCAAAATACCCTTTTAAGTGCTCAAAAGTCTCATTCCAACCCTCTTGACAAGGCGGAAATTCGTTCAAATTCAAGTGATTATACATAATTTTACTAACATCATCGAACCTAGACTGTATTTCTTCGTCCAAACGACACTTAGAATTCATCGAAATAGGCTTATCAACAACAAATCTACCGAATTTATCGTCAAAAACAGCCTCATAATCACCATAAACCTCCACATTTTCCCCATTAATATCCACAATACAGCTCATAATTACTCCTCCTCATCCCAAAATCTAGCATTTATCCAGGCAATAACCACTGTAACAAGCCCAAATCCAGCCTCCACAGCACGTTTTATCCCTACAACTACGTTCGTAACAATTAAATAAGACCCTAGAATCGCTCTCTCAGCAAGCCAAATGAACATATTCTCGCCCTCAATCGTAAAATCCATGTCCAATCCTACAATAAACAACACAAAACCTAACCACAATACAAGGTTCATAATACCATATTCCCAGTTCATATCCTATTCAACTCCTTTTATCTAATCTTTATGTATCTTATTTAACCTAGTGTTGATGTACAATAAAACAACTTTCCAACCCTTATACATTTTAACAATATCATCCCATGAACTATTGTGTTTATATTCAATGTATTTATAAAATGATATACTTTCGTGTCTCTCTATCGCTTTGTTCAAGATATATTGTAGCTCGTAGACGCCCTTTTCGGCGTTATGATTTTCGTTATTTGGTCTTAATATAACATTAGAAGAAATACCAATACAAGTTAAATCAATCTCAATGCACGTGATATCACTATTTATCTTACCAGGATTAGTCTCATCAACTTTCACTGTTAAATTATACTTCTCAATAACATCTTTAAGCAAACTCTCGTATGCGTCCATAGGCGTATCTATTTTAATAAATCTATTCATTTTCACAATCCTTTCATTTTCGATAACTTGTTTATCGATGAAGTCGTAGTTAATAATCCTTCAAAAAAGAAAGCAACGGTAATAAACCGCGCTCTCTATCTTAGTTTTTAACTAACAATCTTAGCTAATTCCTCATTTAGTTTTTCTATATACAAATTAATATTACCATTACCAATTTCGATATAGGGTTCCATTAATTTACCACCAGAAGACCAACTATTAAAACGTTTTAAGATTGGCTCACTATAAAACATACCATCTTCACAATTAGTACTAAAGGTATAAGAACAACTAAGTGTAAACCTATCTCCATTATATATACATATATTAATAGAAAAATTACAATAGTTTCCACCATTATCATCGTCTGTCTCATGAGAAAAATCAACATAATAACTCTCAATATGTTTAATATTATCCGCAATCCACTCCATAGCCACAGGATAAAACACGACAAACTGATTCTTAACTGTATCCGCAGTCTCCTTAACGTAATAACTCATAACATCACCCCACAATCCATCTATACACAACAAACAATACAATATACACTATATTATTTACAATACCCAAAACAATTTTATTTCTAATATATCCCTTCCATTCTTCGCCTTCCTTATCGCTAGTATCATTCGATTTAACATACCCGATAAAGAGACAAATGCCATAACTCACAATATAAGATATCTCAGGAAATCCAATCTTGTGTATAACTGTATTCCATCCAAACATAAATACAAACGCATCAAACAACGAATTACCAATTGCTAACAACGTATATACCAAAGTTTCAATCATTCCACACTTCCTCCATTCATTTCAACAATACGATTATAATGCAATTCCATACCATCAACGAATTCTTTAAACGTTTCTTCATTATCCCCAACAGATATACTTTGCAATCTTTCTTGCCAACCATCCAAATCCTTCTCAAGATTAATTGTCAAGAATAAGAGATATACTTCATCCATAGTCAACCTATCTCTACCAAAGAACCCATTATCCATTAACAACTTAGCATAATCACAATTATAAACCGTATTAACAAGTCTGTGTTGTTCTGGTGTAGCATTCTTAGTGTAATATTCCAAAATAGATTCTTTATCCATTGTTCTCTTCCTCATCGTATTCTTTTAATGTATCCGACATTATATCCATATACATGTCTTTTGTTGATTCCAACGAAGCTCCACCAAGTTCATGGTCAATAGTCTCTACATGTTCCAATTCTCTCTCAAGAGCACATCGTGTATAGATGACCATTAATTCAGCAAGATTAAAACTCTCCTTACCTTCCATACCTAGGTCTTTCAAAACTTCCCCCAATTCACGAGAATAAACTTTCTGAACAACATCCCATTCTTCCTTACTCGCATTCTCATTAAAATATTGTAAAATATTCGTATTATCCATAATTCTCAATTACCTCCACTTCTGCCTTATCTTTCTCAGCATATTTATTTAACAATTTTAATATTTCTGTCAACCATCCTCCAACCTTGTTAATATCAAAATCACCATCAACGAACATGATACGCTCTTTCATAACTCTAGCAGGATATGTGTCGATACAACCATTACCTCTATCATACTTCTTAACACCAGGCTCAGTCGCATATATATATAATATCTTAGTTGTCTTATATTTCTCCCTAGATTCACTAGTCACAATATCAATTCCAATATTATACCCATTCTTCAACTCGATATGAGCATCGTAATTATCAATAGGACTATTGAAACCCTCAAATGCACGGTAGCGTTTAGATGAGTATTCCGAAATCTCATCATAATACGTATGATAATCAACCCAATTGTCAATAACAGGGTTTAACCTCTCATACACTTTCTTAACAAAATCTTCCATAGTATCCTTCCTCCTATCTCGTAGTCACTTCAACCCACAATAACAACAATAAAAATATAATTCCAATTTTCCAATCCATAATATACCTCCTAATACTCCTATCCTTCGATAAACAAGTTATCAATGAAGTCGCAGTTAATACTCCTTCATAATAACGTCTAAATACTCGTTCTTTTGCCCTCTGTTGGCCCTAAAATAAGACCTGTAGGAATACCTACGACCCTCATAACGCCACTCTACAGCGTCTCTCAGAGCCTCTGGGAGGCCTTTATCGCCCACTTCTACTACGCCAAGGGCGTCATTCTTCTTATCATACAATACATGAATAGTTCTCATTGTTTATCCTCATCGCTTTTATCAAATCTAATAGACTCGCTCAATATATCATCACGATTCTTCGTACGAGCAATATAAAACTCGATAGGACGAGGTCTTTCAATTATCCACAATTCTTCTTGTCTACTAAGATAAACATCCTTACCATACTCAACATTAAAATCTTTATACTCATTTTCTATAATACTTGCATTCTTGATTTGTAATCTATAAAATCCAGTAGCACCATAATCCAATGTATCATATCTTACATTATCACGACTTGTGGTCATAATAGTCATAAGTTTTTCATTATCGGTTAATCCAACCTTAACAACAACTTCTACATTTTCTTTCATGATTAGTTCTCCTTAAATCCTTTACCTTTACAATTTTCATTAAATGTCTTCTTCTCAAAATCGATATCACTATCGTATGGCCCACGATTCTTTAACCATTCACGATACGTGTTGAACATACTATCTTTTAAACGCTCTTTAGGTGCAGCAATAATTGTTTCTCCAAAATCCAATATAACATTATCACCAACTCTAACTTCATCGTAATCAGTAGTGTCATTGATTAAATCACCAATGTCATCACGTCTCAACTCAAGTATAGTCCTATATAGTTTGTTAATATATTCCTCCCATTCACGATCAGCAACAACCTTCTTGTCAATCATGCCACTACGCCAAAATCTCTTCATAATATTATCCTTTCTAAAAAAAAAAAAGAAGGATTAAACCTACTTCAGAAATTATCTTTCTCTAGTTAATTCTCCATTAATATCAAAGTCTTTTCCTCCGTAGGTGTAATCTTCTCTTCCGTAAGATGTATTATAACTAATCTTATTTTCCTCACAAAATTCTTTTACCTTGTCTTCGTCACGTTCTTTGAATTGCCACAAATCATCGCTATATCTTTCTTCGTCATGTTCTTCGATAACAGCTTGTTCGTTATTAACATTTTCTGTAATAGTTTCTAAAGTTTTATAAGCTTTATTAATATCCAAAATACGCTTAACAACATAACCGCTTGTTACAACAACAACTGCACCCGAAATAATTTCGGCTTTATGTTCGTTTGCCCATTCAATAGTAGCGTCACGTTTTTCAATAAATTTTTCTTTAAGGTTCATAATATAATACCTTCCTTTCTATTATAATAGAGGTAAAAAAGAATACTAGCCGAAACCAGTATTCTAATAGTTTATTCGTTATATTGATTTTCTTTGCTAATTTGTTTAGTTTTATTACTATACAAATCCGAGCAGACTTTAGTTTTCTTTTCAAGATTTTTCTTTGAGATTTTTGCAGCACCTAATAATACAAGTCCTGTTCCGATAATACCTGCGCCCATGCCTTTTAGGAATGAGAAGCATTTTTCTTCTTCCAATTCCTCTTCGGTTATAGTCACAATGTCCTCGTCACGAGAAATTGCATCCATTACAGTGCTGAAGTTCTCAGTACCAATCTTTTCAACATCAATCTTAACTCCATCTTTATAATAATATCTAGCCATAACAATAGCCTCCTTCTAAATAATTTAGGGCCTCTTTCCCTATTATACTAGCGGAAATAAAAAAAAAGAAGAGTAAAAGAACTCTTCATTACTTTCTATTTTTAAGCCAAGTGTCAAGTGCTAACACACCCATTACTGTATACATACCTGCATAGAAAAACTTTAGTTTGATATTAACATCTTCTTCTTTGCTTCTTACCACATTATTGCTTTCAAGATTAATTCGTTCATGACGATAATAATCTTTTCTTGCAGCTTGACAGTATTTTTCAATAAACTCGATATTATCTTTCAAATCCAGTTTTTCTCTTACAAGTTCATACATTTCATCTTCAGCTTGTTTGCATTCTTCCTCCCACTTTCTATAGCGAGCAATTTGAGCTTCTTTTTTCTCAATCTTCTTTCCATAAAGTTCGTATTTAATCTTTTCAATAAATTTCATTTTTAAATACCTTCCTTTCTATTATACAGATGGTAAAAAAAAGAGCAACGGCGTAAACCGTACCCTTTTTAATCCATGAACTTATTATACAATGCTTTTAATAACATTCCACTTCCAAATACACCGACACCAAAAGCCACGATATTCTTGGCAGTAGTTTCAACATCATCTAGACAATCGTCATAACCTGTATCAGCGCCCATATAATATGTAGCGTGTGTAATGTTTTGTAAATCATCTTGAGATTGAAACTGATTGTCTTTAGTTACCGCTTTATATCGGTCATTCAAAAGTTCCTCATGTTTTTTAATAAAACGTTGTTTCATAATAAAATTCCTCCTTTTCTATTATATAAGCGGAAATAAAAAAAAAAAGAAGAGTAAAAAACTCTCCATTACTTTTTGCTAAGCCATTTGTCTAGTTCGTATAATGTGGCTGTAATATATACACCAGCACAGAACCAAATCATATTCTTAGTAAAGTTTTTCATTTCCTCTTCTGTTTTCTCTGTAATCATTTTGTTAATCATTTTAGATTACCTCCTTTTCTATTATGCCAATAGAAAATAAAGAGGTTATTTCTTCCAACTACTTCTAATCAAGTCGCAAATAAACAATACTACAAAGAATCCACCAATACACAATACATAAGTCTTAATCATTTTAATCCCTTACCTTTCGTGAACATATCAATAACCTTCTGAGTACCATCATCAAACTTAGGTTTCATGCTAGCTTCCATATTGTTCATATCCATGCCCTTGTTTTGTTGGTTCATAATCTCATCAATCTTAGCTTGTTGTTCTTCTGGTGTCATGTTTTCAAAGTCAAGGTTCTCAATCTCTTCCATAGACTTACCACCAGTGAACTGTTCCATCACACCCTTACCTTGTTCCTGGTTGAGTTTAATCTCAGAAGCATCTAAGTTAATACCTTCTGGCCCACCAAGCTTGATTGATTTGATATCGAACTTCATACCACCAATACTAACAGAACGTCCTGGCGTTTCAATTTTCTTCTCAGGCATATTCAACTTCATCCCCTTAGCAAAACCCATAATACCATCAATTGTAGAAGGTTTAACATTAATATTACCATCTGTAGCCTGACTAATTCTTTGTGACATATCTGAACCAGACATCTTCGACACATCTGGGAATTCAGGCATGTGTATCTCCTTCAATTCCTCAGGCCCTTCTATACCAGATATTTGATTGGACATTTGACTCTTAGCTGACTCCAATTGTCCTTTCATGTCTCCTAACATATCACTCCATGCCATTTAAATTACCTCCTAAAAAAAAAATAACACCAGCCGAAGCTAGTGCTATTCCTTACATTTTGTTTCCAATCATCTTAATAATACATTTAAGTGCCATAGTTTGTGCATCTTCACCTAAACCGTTAAGATATGTGATATACATAATCTTACGTAGTAACTTTTTCTGAATTTCCTTGTCTTCCACCTCAAAGATTCTATCCAATCCAGATTCGTTAATAAAGTTTTCATTTTCTTCATTAATGATATCTGCGATAGAATAAGCCTCTTCTGTTGGTTTCTTACGCATTTCACTCAAAAGTTCTACGTCGAATCTGTCATCAACATATACTTCTAGTTCTTTTAAAATACTTTCTACATTCTTAGACATTTCTTTGTCCTCCTTAAAATAATTCTTAGGGATGTCTCCCTATTATATGCCTGGATAAAAAGAAAGAGCCCTGGTAAGAACTCCTTCTTGTGTTATTTAATATCTTGCTTGAACAACTCTAAACGTCGTTCCAAGATATCTAAATATTGATACATAACTGATAATTGACCTTTAAGTAGTTCTAAGTGTTCCTCAGTAATGTTAACATAAGGAGTTTTGTCAAGAACTTTAAGACCAGCTTCGAGTTTATAAACTTTCTTCTTCAATTCATCGCGTTCTTCTTCAACACGTTTTACAACTAGTTTAATTTCATTCATAATAATTCCTCCTTACATATTAGGCGATATCTTAATTGTTTTATCACTAGCAAGATACTTCAAATCACCTTCATAAGTGAATGATTCCAATCCATCAAGACTGTACCATACTGAACGTAGCCGTCCAACGTTGTCAATCATTTCAAGAAACATAATAGAGTCGTTTGTAACAAGAACATCGCTTGCTACTTGTACGATTTCAGTAGTCTTACCAATATAACGAAGTACAAGCTTCTTACCTGTAATCTTCTTAGCCGCCGTGGTTGCTTCCATTTCCAGTTCCTTTCAAATCAATAGGCGTGTTAGCATCGCCGTGTTCAACCTTAATTGTAGGTGAGTCTTTTTCATTGTAATAAATACGATAGACAATTACCTGGTTTCTAGGTAGTTCAGACTTAGCGCTGAGTGGTTCTTTTACTTGTTTTCCTTTTTGTTGTGTAATACCTGTAGAGATAACACAAACAACAGTACACAATAAGCATAATGTTACACATAGAGCTTGGGTTAATCCTTTACTTTTTAGAATTTTCATTACGATATTTCCTTTCCTCCTCAATTCCTTGAAGCCATACAGCAGTCATTACTGCATAATTAGCCATATCAAGAAGAGTATCAGTAAGAGACTCACTAACCCTTCCCCCAATATCCATTCTAGTAAGCGTCCGCAAACGATTATACTTATCGCCAATACGAATAACGCCAGCAACTGTTCCAAAATCATTTAAACTCTCCTCAAAGCTACCACCATAATCATGGTTTTTGTCTACAAACGTTTGATTTAACTTTCGATACGCATCAAACATTGTTTGCGGGTTAATCAAATCAGTCGGCAAGATTTCGCCTGCAATAAAATTACAAGTATCATCTTTAGGGTCTTCCAGCCATTTACGGCGTTCTTCAATGTAATCCGTAAGGTTGTCTTTTTTCTTTGTCATATTAGTTCCTCCTTAAGACAAATAAAGTGTAGAGATTATAATCTCTGTAAAGCATACTAACGACCATTTGGAACATAATTTATTTTTTAGGATTAAAATATTATTTCATAAGAGGTACATATATAATGTCTAATGGTAAATCGTTTTCATAGGGAAATAAATAGGGAATAATAAGGAAATTAATTATTAGCCGTTAGTACACTTAACAGAGAGCATAGCTCTCCGCAACTCAAAAATATGATGGACTGGTCTTTGCGGTCTCAATCCATCAACACACGATATAGAATAATAAAATAGTAAAGTTCTTAGCAAGCCGATTCTTACTAAGAGAGAGTCTGATACTCTCTGCAGAACACACAATCATAGACCTGTTTTGTATAATTTTGAATGTAGAAAGAAGGAAAATTATTATATAAAAAAGGACATTGAAAAATGAAAAGTTGACTGAATTTTTAACTAACTATTTTTAATTTGGAGATGTTATGAATAAAAAGTTAATTCGTCTACAATTGTGTGCTCAACAGAAAGTATCACCCATGACTGTGATATTCTGTATTACTAGTCGAATCTAAAACCCACTTTAGGATGAAAATTTTGTTTTACTTTCTTTTAGATTTTTGTGATTGATTGAATTCTTAAAAGTATGGCTATTATTTTCGGCAATAAGGAAATAGCCCAAGATTGTTCTAGCAATGTGGGAAAGAGTATTAAAGCGTTAAGATATACATTGTTTTCTAAATTTCGTTTAAGTTGCTATACACTATTTATAACACGCAGGTGTAATAGTTGCGTCGAGGTGATATACTACTTTCAGTTTTCTAGCTTGCACAACTTAAAGAAATCCTTTAATTATTTTCTAAATTTATTTTTTTTTACGAAATTTTTGTCGGGTTGTCATGGTAGGCCCAAAATAAAAAGAAGAGAACGACATCTAAGTCATCCTCCTCTCTATTATACACCTGGAAAATAAAATGTTTTATTTAAATCCCTGCATACGACGTTCAATACGAACACCTTCAATAACATTAGACATAGATACAATCTGATTCATGATTGCTCGTACGTCTTTAGGGTCTGGTGCATCGATATCCATTGCACCGAGTTGATACAATCGACATTCGAATGTTAGGTCTTCTGGCTTTTTGTCGTATTCCAAACAGAACAACGCACAATAAATCCAGAGTTGTTTAAATGACGGTTTAGATACACCTGTCTTCAAGTCATGAACTTGTAAGTGTTTCTTCTCATCGTCGTAGTAAATAGCGTCAGCCGTACCAAAGCATTCGTCAGAGTAATACAAGAGTACTTCAGACGACATTGGTTCGTCAAACATTGTGAGAGCGTCAATAACAAATTGGTTAAGAGCGTTCTCGTTGTTTTCAGGCATGATATTATACAAGATCATATTGGATGCTAGTTCGTGCATTTTAGTGCCGTCTTCTTTAGAATAATTATTCCAAGTTACACGACGCATCTTATCAGGGTCATAGTTCAACCAATGATAACCTGATGGGCTAAGTGTCGCATGGCGTCCTTCTAATCGCCAGTGGTCATTCCATTCCATTTAATATCCTCTCTGTAGTGAATAGTTGTGTTGATTTGGGTCTGCTTCCATTGGTGTTTCAAGAGTTTGGGTAATGTTCATAACTCCAACTTCCCAACCAACGCTGTTGATATAATATTTATCGTCAGTATCCTTCTTAATGTTAATAGTAACACGACGGTTTTCTTCGGCAACCTTTTCAATAACGGTCTTCATTTCAGCTACAATAGCATCACGGAAGGTACCAAAGGTTTGTCCAGAACCATCTTTAATCTTAAGCGTACCTGCAATAGTCTTGTTAGCGTCATACACACCATCAAGGATGATAGGTGCATTAACCATACGGAAATTGATTTCACCGTTATCTTGTTTAACCCAGCGTTCCATCAACATAGGTTCATAACCTTCACTGTTCTTGATAAACTGAGCAGCATTGAGACAACCATTCAAATCAACGTCATCAAAACCGTAGTTCTTGATATACATAGCTTCTGCATAACCAATAACTAGTTTAAAATCGTTTTTATCAAATGTAGCAGTCATAATAACTCCTTAATATTTAAAACGGTTAGTGAAATGTTTATAGTATTCACCAGCATTATGGAATAGATTACCAGCACGATATTCAACAATGTCACTAGATTTATTGTAAGTGAAATATGGTGCAGGGAATGTTACTTCAGAGAATTCTTTACCATCAAGAGACATATTATCAGCTCCTTGAGATACAGATTGTCCTGTAATACGTTGCAAAGCTTTCATAACGTCACTATCACAAGTGTAATCAAATACAAAACCAGGAATATAAGGTTGTTCGATTTGGTTTGTAGATGAGTTGTAATCTGGTTGGTATGTAGATGCACGTGTAACATTGATGATTGTGTTAAAGTTAGCTAGATATTTAAATGTCTTACGAGCATTATCGTGCTGAGCAGGCTCATCAGTCTTAACAAGGATTAGGAATTCGTCTTGTAAATCGTTAATCTTTCGTTGAATATGATCAAGCCCCATATCAAGCACTTCAACAACACTTTGCGTGTATGGTTTTTGGTACATCGCGTAGTATTTAGTTTCCAGGTCAATACTATCTGTGATAGAGTCCAACACTGAGTGGTCAATATGTGTTTGTTCTTTTTGGATTTCCATCCATTGCTTAGTATCTTCTAGAGAAAGGTTATCATACACAGACCATTTGTCACTGTTATAAGGTGTTTCAAAGTCTGTAAATGGGACGTAGTTACCATTCTTCATTACAGCAATGTAACCTACAGGTAGAGCAGCGTATCCAGAAAATGCTGTATCGTAGAGGTTCATAATTCCTCCACGTTCACCACGAGTCCCTGCTGGAGTTGGGTCATTCAAATCGCTACCATCGTTAGCAAGAACAGGTTTACGATATCCAAACCCAAGCGCATACTTAGGAATGAACATAAGGATTGAGTCCAAATCCACAATACTTGACATTTGAATGTCTTTTTTATCTTTTGTTTCGATATCCCACGCATAGTTAGTTAGTTTTAGTTTCATTTAATTTCTCCTTAGTAAACTCAAGCCCGTAATACTTCTTAGCAAAGGCTGAGTTATTGAATGCTTTCTTGTTCTCAATCGCCACCATGATACGTTTATCAATAACAGCATCAGACAAGAAGTAATAGTAATATAAATCTTTATACGAAGTGTTTAGACGGTCTATACGACCTTCAGCTTGTTCCATCTTGCGGTAAGACGAGTTTAAAGACCAGAACACCATACAGTTAGTTGTAATACAATTCCAAGCCTCAGCAGCATTGTACTGGACAATATACCACCATTTATCCCCAGTTGGTACATTCTCATGCTTCATTCTATTCCAAGCAGCCCATTTCATACCTATCTTCTCTGCTTGTTCAACAATCATCTCATACTCGTAAGTGTAGTTGTAGAACACAATAATACGGTCATATCTTTCAGTTAGTTCCAACAACAATATAGCACGAGTTGGGCTTGTATTAACAACATGTCTTAGACAATGTGTGAATTCCGATGCATTCTGAATAGGCATACCTGTGTCATAATTAAATCGTTCTTTAACAATCAGGTTATACTTATCCACGTTGTAATATGCATGCTTGACGGACTTATGTCTTACTGTCTTACGTTTATCGTCCATCTTAACAAGTATCTGTTCACGTAAAGCATTTAGTCTACCAGTACCAACATATCGTTGTACTGCAGGGAACTTCACATGCGGATTCCAAATAACGTGTTGGTTACAGAAGTCAGTCTTGTGTTTATAAAACCCATTAGCACAAAACAGAGGAACGTAATCCATCCAAACATCACCTGGAGTTGCACTTGTCATTATCCAAGCGTTGTTGTTAAACCTTGCTAAATGTATGAATGTTCTAGCCCATTTACCATACCCGATAGCTCGTTGTTCATCAAAGATAATACAAGTGTCTCTCACTTTCTTGTACTTCTCAATGTTATTCCAGCTATCAACCATATACTTATCTTCACTAATACCACAAGCCTCAATAGACTCGTGCCAGTCTGGTTTTGTATGACCCTTCTTAACCATATCACGCGCAGACGGAGTTGTGATTATCAACAATGGTCTATCTGGATAATTCTTTAAATACCAGAATATAGACACGAAGGTTTTCCCCGAACCAACTCCACCTACAAGGACATTACCGCTAGATAGTTTATTTAAAGCTATTTCTTGGTCTTCATATAATTCGATTTCTCCGAATTTAATTGTCATAGACTACCTTGTAAATATCTTGGGCTTGTTCGACTGTTAACTTAGGGACATAGTTATCATCTTCCTTGATAAATAAGCTGTCCGCTTCAGACCAAACAAACCCGAACGAAATCATCAATCTTTCATACTTGTAAAAATCGTCCATAAGTCTCCTCTCTATTGGGCGAATCTCTCGACATGGCCCGTCGGATTAGAATAGAAACTCTTTTAATTCTTCAAGAATTTCTATCTCGTTTTCAGGATATATAAACCTAGCAAAACCAAACTCCTTGTTTAGAGTCTCAATATACCATGGTTGATTAGGTCTTGCTGGTGAGTTTTTACTCTTTTTAAATTCAAGAAATGCGACCTTACCTTTGTAGAATACGACACGGTCTGGGAAACCTTGTATAATATTCGGGTCGTTCTTTTGTACCCAAATATGGTCATCCCATTTCCGTATAGTGGCGCATACTCTACGCTCTAGATATGATTCTAAAGGCATTAGTCAAATGGGAGTTCTGGTTCATCAGCAGTGTCTTGACCAAGTACGTATTTTTGATAGAACTCATCTCCACCACCTGAATATGGTTCTGTGTGCATATATAATGCGTTCAAATACAAGTTGAACCCTGAATTATTTTGATAATGCCATTCGTATACAGATGCTACAACGTCGACATGTTTGTAAAACATAGTGTCAAGAGATGCAAGTGAAGGTTGGTGAGAGTTATCAATACGAACTGCATTACCTGTTGAGTCATCGATTAGATAAATCTTAACAAAGTCTTTTACTGGTTCATTAGGTTTGTTTGTGGCTTTAATTTGGATATAATGTTTAGTTACAAAGTTTGCAAGATATTGGTCGTATGGTTCAGTCCATTCATTCTGTTTGGCAACTTCTTCATAGCGAGCAAGGTCCATTGGTTGCGTTTGTTTAACATTAAAACCATATTCAATAAGGTCTTGAACCAAATCTTCATCTTCGATATCTACACAGAATGTGCGTTTGTCCGCAAAACCATCACGGTTAATTCCTGCAAAGTTACGAAAACGAAGACGTGAATGTGGGAATGAGATTTTGTTGTTGTTAATTGTAAGTGCCATGGTGTTAGTTTCCTTTCTTTCTGTTGTGGTTGTAAGGAGAGTCTTCAGGGACTCTATCCTCACCCCACGAGTTTGCTAGTAATGCCATGTCGAGTTTCTTGTGATTTGCGACATACCTTCCGAATTTTTTCTTTACTAATAGTGAGTAAATATCTTGTCGAACTTCATAATCAGACATTTTCGACATGAATGAGTTTGTGTTAGGGTCGTATAAAAACGAACCTAATAGTTCAGGGTGATTGTACAAGTAGTTCGCACAACGAGATATAGGTAGCTCTTGTAGATATCGAACAGTCTTATTGAATATGTTATGACTCTTACCATCTAACAAGTTAGGATTGCGTAGGATTACCTCAAGGTCTCCTTCACAAGCATGGATATAGTATGTAATATCCTCAACAGATAATCCGTATGTTGGATAATACTCACATTCCATAATGGTTTTAAATTCGTTGGTATCTCTATTCCAATTTTTTATAGCGCCAGTTTTATCATTTCCATACTTGTTGTTAATCCAGTTTGTGTTACCAAATAAGTCTCGCTCCCTTTTGCATCGTTCGCCTAATATACGTTTACCTCCTCCTTGGATGATACGTCGCATAGGCTGGAGCTCTTTGATTATCATGGAATAATCTCCTCGTAATAATATCCAGAAGAATATTTGACTTTAACGAACGAACCCCCAGACGTTTTAGTCGAATCAATATATACTTTCTCTTTGTTTGTAGGTCTTGAAGTTGTAGATGCATACAAGACGTAGTTATCATCTCCACGGAATAAGATTGACTTATGACTATCTTCGACATCAATAGCCTCAATCTCTACAGAGAAAATTCCACCAGTATCTTTAATCTTTTGTCGAATGTAATCATCAATCTTGAAATATCCTTGGAATAGATATAAACGTTTATTCCCAGCACCAAGTTCAAATCTACACGCATCTTCCACAACACTTTCTTGTGTGTGTAGTGATTGTTGATAGTCGAACTCTAGTGATGACATATCTGCCTTGTTTCTACAAATATGAATAAAAGTCCTATAGTCGGAGACTACGTTATACAATTCGTTAAACGGTCGCGGGTGTAGTTTATCTGGAATATTATACAGATATCTATGAGATAAAATCATAGTTTACCTTCTTTCTTTAATTCTTGTACTCTGCGATATATAGTGCTTGGACTGACATTAAAATAATCAGCACATTTAGCATCAGACATACCAACCATCTTTAACGATAGTAGTTCATCCATATCGACATGTGCTCGATTACGTTTAGATTCAATGTGAGGTTTCATAATGTTAATTAAACGAACAATATCTTTATCATCCATCAATAATCACCTCACGCATACCAATCCAAATCTTGTTGTACGTAAATTCAGATGATTTGACAAACTCTTTAAGTTCGTCCTCATCTTTACAAGGTATCGCAGAGATTTCGCGTACAGCATTCACATTAATACTAATCTTGCTTTTATCGTCTAAATCCAGAACAATGAAAGGTTGTTGTAAAGGTGAAAGCTCATACGCTTGTGTTAGTCGTTTTAGACTTCGTTTAGGCATTGCAAGTTGGAATACTTTAATACCCATTGTATTTTCATCGTCACCAGCTTGTGCCTGGCTTATTGTAACTAGATAAAGGATAGGAGACCTAATCCTCTCTAGAAATTTAAACAACCATTTCTTCATTGTTCTTCCTTTCAAACATAGTGCCTGCAAACATGATATTACCATCACCTACTGCGTAAATAGCATCAACTGCTTTAGCACGCAAGTCATTGTAATACATCATGTCAACATCTTCAATATCTTTGAACTCATCCCAGAGCTTCCATTTGTAACCAGAGCAACCTGTAAGAGCTGATGGTTTGTCGATGACGTATTTCTCGAAGTTAGAGTCGATGATTTCCTGAATAACTTCAGGTTCAACCTTAACCTCTTTAGCAATACGCTCTATACGTTTTTGCTCAATCTCTTGAGGTGTTCCTACTTGGTCACGTTTAGGTAAGTAATTCAAGATACCTTTATCATAACGCAACTTAACAGATGGTGAAATATCTGTAGGACGTTTAACAATAGCCTCTCCACCAGTACGAGATGGATAGATATAAGCATTCTTACCTACGAACTTATTACCAATAAAGATAGATCCACCATTGGCTTGTTTAAGCATAGCGAATTCTTCTGGTAAAACTTCTTCGTGAGTGAATAAGGTCTTCTTGACATATGGTACAGCAAATTGAGTACCAATTGCCTCCCATTTACCTTTTTCTTTCTCAGGCCATCCGATTTGTGCAATAAGAACTGCATCATTAACCAAAGCCATACGGTCGTATGTATGTTCATGGTCGAACTCATATTTGTATTCGCGAGCTCGTTTCATACAATAATCAATGATAGCTTGGTCGCCATTGGCAATCTTGATTGAGTCGGTCTTAATATGAACAACCTCATATCCCATTGCTTGTACTTCGTGTTTAAGTTGTACCATAAACAAGGCACCACGTTTGGCAATACAGTTGTCAATATTACGAGGGTCTTTAAAGATATTAGGATATGGTGCAGAAGTCATTCCGTAAATAAGGTTTACAACAATCTTAAGAGCATGTGCAAGACCAAAAGCCTCTGCTGCTTTTTCCAAGAACGGTTGCAGTTTATTACCGAACGCCTTATCTACTTCATCAAACGCCTTCTTAGCATCCTCGATACGACCTTCTTTAATAGCCACACGCATTTCTACAACGGCCATAAATCGTCCTGTATATTTACCAAAATAATTCATAGCTCCTAGACTGTGTGGGTGCATGGATTTGATATCCAACACCACAACACGTCTATAAACACCTGGTTTAGCAAATACATATCCACCTTCAGATGTGGCTTCGCCCATGTATGTTGATTTAGGATTAGCATATGGGTCGTATTTATAACCAGGGAACTCTTTAGACAAGTCGTACCAGTTGAATTGGTCTTGTGGGTTCTTATCATCACCAAATAAGAATTTAGCAGCAAGGGTTTGGTTCTTGTTTATTGGAGGTAGATTTGTTAAAGTACATAGAATCTTACGAGCTGTAAATGCATCTTGTGTAAGATGGTATTTCCACAAGAACTCAGTCGCGCCTACATCGTTCATACAATACTTACCAGCACGCCCCCAGTGTTCTTTAGCTAGAGGTTTGTCCCAAGGGAACTCAAACTCATCATGAGGATATCCAATCTCGATTTCCCATTTCTTAAGACTCATCTTAATATCATGGAACTCGAAGATATCGGCATAGTCAATAGAATATGCAGGTCCACGCTTACCTGGGTTCTTAGCTCGTGGCCCATCAATAATCATTTGTGATTGATTAAAGATTTCGATAGGTTTCTTACCACAATATATGTCATAGAAAATATGAGCATCGTAGTTAAGGTTGTTGAACCCTACACGAGCTTTATTCATGATAGATGCACACATTGCTGGGGTTGGATTATACCATACACCAATATTGTTATCTGGACTTGTCCAAGACTCACCAGACTCCCAGACTTCATCAGGAATAGAGTCAAACAATTGTTTGTGTGCAATCTTAGGGTCTTCAGACAATGTCCCATCGTATCGCTTGAAACAAAGAATATTCAAGTTAGGATATACTTCCAAGTCATAGAAGTAAATATCTTCTTCTGGAACGAATAACGATTTAGATTGGGTTACTGGTTCTTCCTCGATAGTTTTCCAGTTGATAGATGTCCAGACTTTTAATGCGTTGTCTCGTTGGTGAGTGCTACTCATAGCAAAGTCTTTAACCTTGTACTTCATATCTGACAAGTCGTATTTAAGACCTTGCTCTTCTGCGTCCTTCATGGCTTTAGCAATAAAGTCTACTTCTGGTTTAGTTGCATTGTGATGTTCTTTAGCTAAACATTTCTCAACAAAGCCTCGTAGACTTGCACTAGTCCATACAATATCTTGTACGTCTTTAAACACTTGTTCATCCTTTCTTAAAGGAAGACCAGAAGAAATATGAGCGATAAACTCATTGTTAGATTTGGTATACTTACGACGAAGACTTGTGTGCCCTGTGAATTTCTTAATCTCAATTCCAGGTTCAATCTCATTAGCTAAGTCCTCAACATTGCCATCATAAATATAATGAAGGTGGATGCCTCCTCCAGACTTAGATACCTCAGTATAAGTCTTAGGATATAGAGACGCTTTAGCTAAATTCATAGCCAAGTCTTTTTCACCCTTGTCATTCTTCAAGTCGAAGTCAATGACAATATGGTTGTATGGGACACGTACAAAGTGTAATCTTGTTGGGTCTAGGTCACTCAAGACTGTAGTACAGTTATCCCATTTACGCATTGGTATACCGTCTTCTGTAGCGTATTGTGCAGGTACATCGTGATATTCTACATCGAACACGTTGTCCTCCTTTGTGTGTTCAGTTAACTCAATAACTGGTTGTTCTTTCTTTTCTTCCCTAGCTTTTTGATGTTTTTCTTTCAACAATTCAGGGAATACTTTTTCTCGGTTCAAATCACTATACCAGTTACGGACAATAGATCCGTCTGGCATTTCATGTTTGTCCTCAAACTTATTGAAATATAAAGTTAAGTCAGATTCCAACTTACGTTTGACACCAGTTGTGTTCCAACCAATATCTTCCAAGAACGACTCGAACATAGATGCTGCTTGTTTAAAGCTAACACCGTGTTCTAACTCCTCGTAATACTCACGCAAGAATTTAAATACTTTATCAGAGTACTCGATGATATTTGTATCTACATCTTCTGCGTAGTAGTCCGCACCCATGTCATTAAACTTATCAATACACAATTGCGCAATTTGTGGTACTTCAAATTTAATAGAGTTCATGAGTTGTTTGTATCGTGTATAGTCTACTTTATTTCTTGTAGGTGATACAACGAGAGCACGACGAGTAATACCTGAGTCGGCATTATGTAATTTGAATCGTTCATTAGAGGCTGTGATAAGTAGACCATTAAAGATAACAGGATATCCTTGTTTGTAAAGCTTACGAATAATCACTGGTTCATGTGCTGTAAGTTTCAACAAGTTCTGTTCATTTGTAATCTTACTTAAATCACTATCGGTATCCATAAGGACTGGAACCTCTTTAACATCTGCAGTAGCAAATTCAGAAGAGCTTGTAAAGCTACGTAAATCAATAGGTGCCTGGTATTCTCCAATAATGAGCTCCAACACCTTAAGGATTGTAGATTTACCTGAACCTTTTGGCCCGTAGATGAATAAGAATTTGTGGATATCAGGCATACTTCCTGTCAGTAGTGCACCCATTGCCCACAATATCTTATCTAGTTCTTCCTTGTCATACAAGACATTGAAGAGTTCACTAAATGCCTCTGTCTTACCTTCTGTTGGGTCATAAGGTAGTTTGTAAGTTGAATAATCTTCTTTCTTAACTTCGTCAGAGAGAAAGAATATGTTGTTGTTAAATGTCTTATCATCTTCAGATTTAAAACGGTTAACATAGTCGTCAAATCGCTTCATAGCACCCGAAGAATGATGTTGTATTAGGTGTGAGGATACATCAATACCAGGGTTGAGCGAACGTACTGCTGATGTGTAATTTGTAATAAGTTTATCAATATACTCAAATAAGCCTTTATGTCCTAGTATCCATTGTTCGCCCGTCCACCAACCTGTGACGGTTCCACCTTTAACAACAATATCATCGTTTTTAATGAAATTAAAATCTGAATATACAACATATTTATTTTTCTTAGTCTCTCCAACTACAAATTCTAAGAAGTCTGGAACAAACCCTAAGTCACTTCTGTTAGGGGTAATCATTGTTCTCCTTACATTTCGATATGTGTAATCTTGTCAAGGAATATCATCTTACCATCACCATAGTAATATGTACTCCCATCATTAGCTGCTTTGCGGAAATTCATGTATTCTACAGAGTTTAAATGTAACGGAGTCCAATCTCCATTAACAAAATAAACTCTCATAGCATAGACTCCTTCTGGTCCTGGTGTAGCCATACTTATACCTCATCCATATTATCATATAGATAATTGTTGAAATCGTTAATTTCGTTTCGGATAGCATTCTTGGCGTCGTCCATTACAAACCAACCAATATTATCTTCGTTGATTGCTAGGACACCATAACCATATCCAGTACGCAAGTTGTGATTGAACGCGTCTTTAATACGGTCAAAGATCATACTCGCATTTGTGTCTGGGTCAAATACATCAAGCTGTTGTAGCATGATAGCAGCAATTTCAAGTTTACTAATATCGTCATATTCTTGTGCAAGGAAATCAACAGTATTAGCAATGAAGTTACCGTAAGTAACAAAATCGCTATACACTGTTCCAGTTCCAAAGAAGTTTTCAAGTTGTTCAAGCATCTTCAAGCGGAATTGTTCATCGTCATCGTACCACAAGTCAGGGTCGATTGGATAATCGAACATTTCGTACATTTGCTTGATAATATCTTGTGTAGAGATATTGGCAGTGTCGTAATGACCTAGATTATAGAAATCACGAGTCCACTCACGATATTGGTCTGCATCAACACGACTAGCCTCTTCAACAATACTAGCTAAGATACTATCTTTGTAAATAGAAAATGCTTGAGGGCTATTCGCATCAATTTTCATATCATCTACCTCAATAATCTTTTCTTCACGTTGGTTAACTTCAAACTGTTGTAGAAACTCATCACGTTTCTCAGTTTGTTTATTGACATCGTTTACAATGGTCTTCACTTCTTCAACCTGTTCTACTGGAGCTGGGCCAGTTACTTGTGGTTGATATAAAGGAACAACCTTGGATTTTTTAGGTTGCTCTTCTTCTACTTCTAGTTTTACTTCCATAACTTCGACGTTTGTATATTTGTCAAGAGCATTGTTAAGCTCTACGAGTTTTTCATTCAAAACATCTAGTTGTTCTTCTAACTCTTTGTTAGATTTCCATTGTAAATAATTATAGATTAGGGCAGTAGTAGAAACTGCACCCAATCCAATAATTGCTAGTAATGATTTTTTGTTCATTGTGTTATCCTTTCTAAAGCCCGAATCTCACGACATGAGGCCTCTTCTTATATCAGTGCTTGTCGTTGTTTAACATCTCCTGTTAGCAGCACGACCACAGCTTTACTGTCTAATATAAGGTTTATTATCCTTTAGTTGCGTAGTAATCGTAGTGTGGTGCACGAGCGAATGATACGAAGAAACGGTCTTTCTTGAATACAACACCATCTTCTTCTACAGTCACTGGTACAACTTCAACACGACAGTCGAATGAACCAGACGCACTACCTGCAGACCATACCATGTCACGTGCACGTTTATAGTCTACTGGTGCAGCATCACGATGAGACGCAAGTGATTCTTTTGGAATGCCGAATGCAAGGAATACATCACGTAATGTTACATATCCTTGTTCATTTTCAGCACGATAAATACCAACACGTTCAGCAAGTGTATCGCTGTCTCGAGCTTCAGGATTACCATCGTTCAACACACGCATAACTGCTGATTCAAGAATACCATAATCATATTCTCCGCCTTCACGCAAGTCACTCAACAATGGACTTGCTTCAACGAAGAACCCTGCTTCAGATACAAGGCTAGGTTTCTTGATAGAGTCTACAAGTACAGCTTTCTTTTTCTTAGCTTCATCTTTATTTTCAGGCACGCGTTCAAGTTCTTGTGTGATTTGTGTTGCCATTTCAGGATGGTTTTCTTTCAACCATTCTTTATATTTGTCAAGCTTAGTTGACAATGTGTTGTAAGCGAGCGTTGTAGCTGCAAGACGTTGTGATAAAATACGTTGTCCATTGAGGATCAAAAGGCTTGATGCTGTAGCTCCTAGAACTGGGCCTGTTACAGCTTTAGCAATAGTTTTAACACCATTAGCTGTAGATGCTCCTTCTTCTCCTGCTTTAGCACGCTCAAGTTCTTCAACACCTGCTTCAATTGCAGGACGAGCTTGATACAACATATATGCAGATACACCTAGACCGATAAGTCCTACACCTGTACAAATATAAGGACTGTTACGACGTCCCCAACGCAATACTCCATGATACATACGATTTACTTTTACTGGTACTTTAAATTTCATGATTATATAATCCTTTCTTATTTTGGCATTTCAACAATGAGGTTTTTAAACCCAGCTTGTTTGTGAAGATATTCTTTTGCTACGTCAACCAAATATGGTACAACTCCGAAGCAAATAACTTTAACGACTTTCATAACTTTCTTTTTGTTCCAATTCTTAAACATAATAATATCCTTTCTAAACGTTTGTGATTGGTGGTAGTGTAATAATATAGTATCCATTAGGGTTACGTACAGTACGGGCTCCTTTAAGGTCAACCCACCCTACATTATTATCTGCATATGTTACATTAACACCAGCTTGATCTGCACCTGAGATAGAATAATAATCACCTACAGACACATAACCTTGGTCAATAACATACTGACGCATTGTAGCTAATACATATTCTGCATCAGCTTGAGTAAAGTGTTCAACTTGTGTATACTCATGACGTGGCACAGGTGCTGGTTGCTGTTGACGCTGACGTGTGTTTCCCATTTGATTATAAGGCACACGATTAGCGTGTTGTTGTAATCCTGTACGAGCACCTGCTACTGCACCTCGACCCGCAGCATTAATCCAGTTACCACCATTGTTACGTCCTCCGTAAATAATAGCGTTCAACGCACCTTGACTTGCATTATAGAGCATGTCTTTAGATGCGGGGATAATAGAATTAATAAACGTGTCGTGTGCGAGTTGTTTAAATCCTCCTTCTGGTGTTAGGGCAATCACTGCTCGTTTGAACAATGATTTCTTCTTGATAGGGACTGGTTTAACTTCCCTTACTTCAACCTTCTCAGTAACCTCAACAGTTTCCTGAGTTTCCGCTGGTTCTTGAACTTTAGTCTCTTCTTGACTAGGTTCAATTTTGTCGTAGTCTTTACCCATTGGGTACCTCCTAAAAAAAATTAGAGACGGTAGTGTCTAGATTGTGATGGGACTCGAACCCACCGTCCGCATTAAATCTGTCGCTCTACCTCTGAGCTTACAATCTTAGACATAACCATCTCTATTATACAAGTGGAAATTATTTTGCTTGTTTGACCAAATCAAACTGAATAATCCAAACACCTTCGTCATTGTGAAAATGAGAAGACGTGGCATATAAACGATTGTATGTTGTTTTTAATTTAGATTTAAGAAAGACTGCAATATCATTTACACAATCTTTCTCCTCTTCAACACCATATTCACTAAATGGTTCGAATTGATAAATCCATAAATCTTCAATTTCATATAATAGCCCATCAACAATATGTTTATCGTTGATTAGTAATTTGTTATTAACCAGCATTTTAATATCATTGCTAGGAATATAAGAATTCATAATACATCTCCTTCAATTGTAAATTTACTATCAGCAAATCCATTGTCAATAATTTGCTGGTCTACATTTGTTACTTTACCAATAAAATCAACATTCTCCAAAATATCACGAAAATGGATAACGAAGTTGTGTTGGATTAACCCTAAGTTAAAAGCGTCTGCTTGTGGGTCATCAAATAAATCATCAATCTCAATTCGGAATGTGTGCCCATTGGCGAACATTGTGTATTGATAGAGCGTTCCATCAATTTCAAATCGTCTCATAAACTTCTATGATAGATACGTGCATATTTACACCCATCTTTTCTCCCCTCGTTTAAATATAATTCTTCTTCTTCATCAAGAATGCGAAATCCTTTTTGTAGAAGTGACTCTTGTGCTTCTTTATAATCTGTAAATACTTTATCTACAATGTATCCGTCTTCATAAAACTCGTGCTCACGCACAGTTATAAATACTTTCATACAACCTCCAAAAAAAAAAAGGAAGAGTTGTAAAACTCTCCACTAATAAAATCAGAACTTATCTCCGTCGATGCGTTTATTAATCACTTTGCGAGTGAAGTCATTAATAAAATTGCCTTCGTCAGAGTACAATGTGCTGTAAATGACTACAGCACCTGATGTTACACTTCCTACTACAGTAGCCCAGAATTTCCAGGCTCCTTCGCTAATTTGTTTCGTAGGCTTTTCTTCTTCTACAGTTACTTCACTGTAAGAGTTGAAAGCTTTTCGAATCTTCAATAGCTCATTAACCTGTTCTTCGAACTCTTCTTTAGAGTTAGCTTTAACAACAAGAACCTCGTCTGCTTTATCAGCAATACGACTCAGCGTCTTTTCGTCAATTTTCTTAATGCGTTCTTCAGCACTCAATGGTACCTCAACAAACATTACATCTTCGAATTTAGTTTTAACTTTATTTAGTAAATCTTTCATATTTATTTACCTTCCTTTCTATAATACGGGCGGAAAATTAAGACAAAGCGTTTATGCGGTAAACGTTGCCATATTCCTGTATAGTAATAAACCATATCATTGGTTTCGTAAATATAATCTTTTACTAATGTTGGTTCTTCTGGGTTGTTCTTATCGATGTTTACGATAAGGTTTAGGTCTTCATTTCGTTGTATTACTTCTTCAGAAACAATATAGTTTCCGCATAATACGGGTTTTACAATTAGCTGGTCTTTTAATGTCATTTTCTATTCCTTTTCAAATAAAATTGGTATTCCTTATCCCATTGTTCGTTGCGTTTATCCAACACGTCCAAACATTGATACTCAATATGTGGCATAAAATACAATACAATTTGTAAATTAGACATTAATAAGTCTATTTCTTCAGGTGTACATAATTCATTGATTATAGACATAGGATTTACAGACAATCCATACTCGTCCATATATTCATACAATTCTGTTTCGTCAGGATATGTAAATCCTGCTTCAATATTTTCAACGTACTCCATTGTACGTTTGTATAAAATTCTACAAATTTGATTGTTTAATTTTGAGGGCAATATCATTCCCATTTCATTTATCCTTTCAAAAAAAAAAAAGAACCCGAAGGTTCTTAATGTGTAACATTCTTATTCTTCTTCTGTAGTAACATCAACGTCATCATTCTTTTCGACAAACTCAGCGTCAATAACTTCAGTTTCAGTTTCAGAATGTTGTTCTCCACCACTCATAACTTTCTTACCTACAACGTATCCAGCACCAAAAAGTGCAGCTCCTTTCAACGCGTTAGCAGCAAGCTTCTTCCAATTATTCTTCACATAAGCTACAGGTCTTAATTCCTTTTTGGTTTCAACCTCAACTTCTGTTTTAGAATCTTTAGATTCAGTTTCTACTTCAGCATTTTCAGTTGCTTCATTTTTAGCATCTTCAACAGTAGCTTCGATAGTTTCAGCAGTTTCTACAACTTCTTCTTCTTCAATAACTTCAGCTTCTTTAACAGCTTTGTTTGCTTTCTTAGTTTTGTTTGACATAATAATGTCCTCCTATAAATTTTTTATTTTAGAGTGTTACCTCTATTATATAGCCAGAAAAAAAAGAGGGCAGTGAGCCCTCAAGAGTTTACTAGAAAATCACTTCTACAAGTTTCATGATAATTTCAGCTAACACAACCATACCTGCAATGCATAACAACACGAGCATTGTGAAAATCCATTTAAGGAAATTCAATCCTGCGTCGCACGCATCGTCAATTCGTTTCTGAGTTTCATCAGAATATCCAAGTAATTTTTTCATAGTTATATTCCTCTCTTTCTATTATATTAGAGGTAAAAAAAAA